ATAGCCAAAGCAGCGGACATCATACCCACACGCAACGATGTACTCGTCCAAGTCCTCATAGACCTGCATCGGGTCCAGAACCGTTCCATCCAAAACGACAAGACTACCCTCATCCATAAACTGCTCATACTTATTACGCATAGCAGCGGGCAGCTTATTCAGCGTTCTGGAAGTAATGTAGTTTCTGGTCTTCACACCAAAGGAACCATTACGCAGCGGGAACAAAAAGGTGAACGAACAGAAGTCGTCACCCTGAGAAAGGTCTCCGCCCAGCGCGCAGGCCATCTGCCAGTAATCGCGTTTGCGATGCGGCAGTGTCTCTTCGTAGGTGAAGTAATAGGTATAACCCTCCATCGGCAGTCCGAAACGCTTGGCAAGAATATCATTCCTTGCGGCAGGCGCTTTCTCGGCGCGTTCCACATCAAGCTGATAAGTCTCGTAACTTACCGTCTTTCCGATGTTCGGGTTTGCCTTCATCCACATCTCCGGATAGCCGACCTCGTCGACAGAGTCGAGCTTGTACCACCAGATCGAAACATGCGGGTTTGGATAATCCCCTTTGAGAATGCTCATAAGCTCCATTTTGATGGTATCGCCGGCGCCGTTACGAACAGTACCCTCCGAACTGGTGGCCACGATCAGATAGTCGTCCACCTTGGAAGCGCCTTGCTCGATAGCGCCGATAACATCCTCGCGAATGTCGCCGGAGAGCCACTCGTCTACGGTTGCAATCTTGCATCGGAGACCTTGCAGCTTGTTGATTGACATGGGGCGGATCTCAATAAGAGAGCCGGTCAGAAAGTTCTCAATGCCTTTCTTGGTCGAAGCCAACTTGACGCGGTTAGCCTGCGAACCGGTCGTGTTCTGAAGTGAGCCTTGGGTCAGAAATTGGAATACGGGGCCGCGGGCTCTTGTGATGGCGGTGCGGATCGGTGACATGACCTCTTCGGCAAGTTTCATGGTTGGAGCCGTCGTGATCTGATGGGTCGTACTTGTGTCCACATTCTCAAAGAATGATTGGATGCACGAGTCATAGATCGACTTAGCGGCGCCTCGTCCAACGATCAGGTATTGCTTGTTCACAAGCCGCTTCTTGATCATCTTCTTGACATAGTGGCCGCCTCGTCCGTCCGCGTTCGGCTCATAGACCGTGCGCTCAACGAAGTAATACCAGCCGAATACCTGCTCGCCCCACAGCTTGAAGCTGTCAAGGAGGTGAAGATCGGAACCATCCGTCAGAGTCATCTCTGCCTCGCAATACTTGATCCAGCCCTCAACGGCTTTATCATCGTAATAGATTCCTGGATTTGCGATCAGATCGTCGATCCGGTTCATCTCCATCGAAATCTCTTTGCAGACAGGGATCTCACCCCGAATCACCGCTTCACGAAACTTTCCGTAATACCGGGGAACAGCAGTATTCGACAGGGCCATTCAGTATTACCCCGCCTTCTTCTGCAACTGCTGAATTGCGAGGGCAATGCTCAGAGCCGAGCTGCCGACAGCCAAAACCGTTCCGGCGTTGTCAAGCACATCGGAAAGATAGCGGCGGCCTTTGGACACCGACTCCTTGGCAAACAGATCGTTGTACTGCCGTTCCAAAAGCTCGCGGTTGATCTGGTCGCGAAGCTCCTTGTCGGTCTTCTTGCTCAGGTCCATCCGCTCTTTCTTCGCAGCCTTGCGGCTGTCCTGATCCATCTTCTTCGCTCGATTGACAAGTTCGGAAGTGGCATCCACAGCTTTCTTGGTCGACTCAAGCTTAGAGGGCGGAGTCGGCCTTTTCGTCAGATCCTTATATTTGTTTTCCAGAGATAACCGAGTGATTGCCTTTCTAAGGTCTTCATCTTTCATCTCTTTCACAGGATCTTTCTTCTCCTGCTGCTGAGCGCGGCGTTTTCCCTCAGAAGTGTAACTGCCGTCTGAATTCTGAAAACGGCGAACACCCCATTTCTGGCCTTTGATGCCATAGTGGCAAAGTTCATCCATTTTGACTTTCCTCCTCTCTTGCAGCATTATCGGCCGCCACGAAAAGCCGCCACTCAAACTCGCTGATCTGACGGTTTATCGCGTCAACAGCAGAGGAAGCAGTGGGCAGGTCGAAAAGCAGCCGAACTTTAAGGTGCATATAAGATTTTACAAGGGCGAGCCGACCGGGGTCATCCTCCAGAAAGTCAGACCACTTTTCATCAGCCCCTGAAATGGCAAAGCCTTTCTTTGGGCCAACTCCCATCTGTCCAAGAATGGAAAAGACGGAGTTGATGTGTATGATGAGGACGGCGTCAAAGTGAGTGTAGCTCTCGTCAATTCCGAGAAGCTTCTTCACTGATGTCAGGATGCTTTCAGTCGTATCCATAGATGCACTCCTTACTTGGAAAGGGCAATGTATTTTCTCATACAAAAGCCCTCGACCCCATCAGAAGTGCGAACTTTGTAAAAGTCTTCCGTGGACGCATCCAAGTCAACGCATACCCGCGTCAGCGCGTCAATGACGACCGCAACATCTGCGTTGATGTCAGGCAGTTTACGCACATTCAGATAGAGACAGTCCGTAACAATACCGGAGCCAGTGTGTGGCTCATTGACCGCTTCTGCCTCAGTGCAGAGTTCCGTCACATACTGACGCTTACCGCGAAGCTCCTGAACGATGTCCTGCTTACGAGGATTATTCTGCATAGTCGGTTCCTCCTTTGGTTTAATGTTTCCAGGGACAAGTATCGTTCCTTGTCCGCTGCGGTGGTTCGGTGAGCAACAGATTTTTGTCACCGTAGTGAATTGCCTGATGCGTCTCATGGGTCGTTGTGATGAGATACTCAGGGTCGAGCAGAATGTCTGTCCGTTCCAGAAGGTCCCTCTGCCGAATCGGGTTCAGATGGTGAATGATGACTCGACCAAATATCTCGTGACCTTCGATGCCAAGGTCGCAGCCAAGATCTCTTGCAATCACCGTGTCTCGTATCTTCTTCCATTCCAGCGACCTGTAAAAGACCTGGTTCATATAACGGTCGAACCCAAAAGTCGTTTCGCCGACGATGCCGTCAAGCCGAAGATACTCAAAGCGATCTTCAAAGGTTGGAAGAAGAACAAGCTCTGAATAGCTTTTAATATTCATCCTCTTCGTCCTCCTGCCCCTGATAGCTCTTCATAGCCTTGGCCGCCTTGAGGTACAGATCCTCCATCTTGGCGGAGGACTCGATTGCTTCGGCCTTTGCCGCGGCAAGATCTCTCTGCTTCTCAAGCAATTCTTTTTCGATCTGGGCTCTGGTGGAGCCGAGTTTCAGAAAATGGGAAATCACCTGAGAGGAAGCAGTGCCGTTGCGCATTTGCTCTTCGGCAACATCAATGGCTAAGGCGATCAGTTGCTTCTCTCTTGCTTCAGGAGTAAGAGCCGCACGGGATTTAGGTACTTTCTCAGATGATCTTGCGGCCTTTGCCATCCTTGCCACCTCCTCTCGCTGTGTTTGATCATGGTATGCACTGTGTTTTGTATTACTTATTTAGACTTTGAGACAGGGCTTGAAAGAACCCACAGAACTGACTGGCTGAACAAGTTGAAAGGAGAAATCCCCAAATGAAAGATGGAGGTAAAGAAAGCACTTGCATGACCCGGTCGTGGCAACTCCATGGAAAGAAGAACACATCAGGAGGTGAAATATCAGCCCTGTGGGCCCGTTCAAACCCTGTCTCGTCGCCCAAAACTCCCGCCGGCTGCCACAACCCCGAAAAACATTTTTCAAAAATATCCCCCGGAGAATTTTCAAAGACCGCCGCGATGCAGAGGGGGTGCTGTTTTTGCGACCCCCCCTATACCTTTTGGAAAGCAAGGTATTCTCACTAAGCAAAAGGTGACTTGGAGTTAAAACTTATCGCGTTGCAAAAGCAGAGCCAAAGATAAAACCTCCAGATTTGAGCGAAAAAGGCTGCTAAAGCCTTTATGCACTCACGGGAGGCGAATCCTTTGTATCTGCTTTTACTTTTTTGTAGATCCCAAGGGGATCGTATTTGATGATGTCGTCAATGGCACGCTCAAGTTCCTGTTCGTTTTCAGCATCTGAAAGCTGATCGGAAGTCCTGGCTATACGGGCCAGGTAGGCGCAAGAGTGATAGCCTTTGCCTTCATCAAAGCGATACCAAGCATCGTACTGGGTAAAGGGATCATACGGATTATCTGTCGTAGTTAGCGCGCATGATTGAGCCATTTTCTCTCACTTCCTTTCATGAATTCAGATACTTGGAA